TCAGCGAAAGCTTTTCGTTTTTCCTCAGAGTCCAAACATCCAATTTCGCCCTTCTTCCAAGGCCTACGAGCCACTTCGCGTCTAGCCTCAATTAGCTCCTCAACAGCATGAAACAGATTGTTGAGAATATATTGATAGCGGACATCATTGGACATTTCGTCAAGGGGGCAAAGAGAATTACCAGACTTAGAAAACTTTTCTTGGTATGCAATTCCGTCATCGATGAAAGATTTTAAAGAGAAGTCATTAACCATGGCAAGATTCACATTCATTTGATTGATACATTTCGGTAGGTTGGAACATTGAGAGAAGCTCTTGATAACCTCCGATATATTTATTATTATACCATATTTGAGGAACCGTTGTCAAGGTTTTTTGCCAAATTCCTAATCTTTTAGCCTCGTCTACGGACATCTCTTTATAGGGTATTTCTTTAGTTTTTAAGAGATTTTTGGCTTTGGAGCAATATGGACAATCCCACTTAGTTATAATTAAGGCTTCAGATTGAGAATTGTCTTGGAGCAGAGCGGATTTAGACCTCAAGTAGTACAGAGATTTCAATCCTAACTTCCAAGCGCTCAAGTGAAGTTTGTAGAGGTATTCTACCGTGCTATAGGGGTGCACAAATAAGTTTAGGGATTGGCCTTGGCAGATAAAAGCTTGGCGGTCAGCTGCTTGGCGGATTAGCTCAAATTGGTTTATTTCTCTTGCGGTTTTAAATACTTGCTTAGAGTGCTCGTCTAAGAAGTGCAAATGCTGTACAGAGCCATTATTATCTAATATCGACTTCCATATTTCTGGAGTGTTCTTTTTTAAGCTATTGAGCAAATCTACTAAGAACGGATTTTTCCTAACAAAAGTTCCTTTGGCTTGTTTTGCTACAAAATAATTGCTATCAATAGGTTCTATGCCCTGAGAGATAGCTCCGCAAATAACAGAATTAGACCTTGTAGGAGCTACAGCAGTTCTATGAGTATTTCTAAATCCTGAGCCTTTGCACCATTCTGGTTCGCCGAATATTGTTGCAAGATTTTTGGATGCTTGGTCTACTTTTTCTTTAATAAACGCGTGAATCTGAATATTTATCTCGCGAGCTTTTTCGGACTCAAATGGTATATTAAATCGTTGGTATAGAGCCGCTAATCCCATGCTTCCTACTCCAATCGCTCGGCTTTTCTTAGCGAACCTCACACTACGCCCCATCGAGGCTAACTTCGAGGCCTTAATTATAAATTCTTCAACAACGGCATCTAATAAATATACGCAAATCTCTGGTACACTTAGGCCAGTGTGTTTGCCTCTATAGTTCACCCACTCAGGGTATTTTAAGAGATTTAAGGAACTTAAAACACATACAAAAGTGTGGTCTTCGTCTGTGTGTAGAAAAATCTCAGAGTTACCAGTCATCACTCCACAAGATAGAGCGAACTTTGAGGTGCTAGGTACATTTGTGCAATATACTGGCTCTTGTTGGCTTAATTTTTTAACGGAGACTACAGATATTGATCCCAAACTAGGATAAGGAGCTACGCTACAAGTAAAGGGCTCTAAGTAATCTCCTGGCTCCAGCTCTGAAGTATATTTTTCTTTATATGAATATTTCCCAACAAACCATCTGTGGTTGTGGGTAGCTTTTATAATAATGCCCGTGTTGAGAATAATCTCGTACACTTCAGCGCTACTATCCACCAATTCAAATCCTGAGTTTTTAACCCAAGTTGAGCCGTCGTAGATTTCTACTTCTTGACCCACAAGACTGCTAATTGGCTTAGGGCCTTGCTTTGTTAGTACTAATGTTTCACCACTCAAACAACAAAGATTTGAGGTTTTAACACTTAAGTCTCGTTGTTTATAGCAATCTGGATTTTGTTTGTTAGCATTGTCAATAAACACCAGATATGGGCTTCCGCTGGACATCCGAATTTTCAGAACTTCGTCAAAAATCTTTTTCTTTTCAGGGTCTGGTTCTGAAGTAGGAGTACCTAACATAGAATTTATCCATCTGTCTGTAATAGTTACAGCAATGTTAGAATCAATAAACTTACGAGGGTCTCCTTTAGTGTGGTCTTTGGCTCTTAAAAGTTCTAAAAGGTCTGGGTGGTCTATGGGTAAGTATAGGGCTGTATTTCCTCTGCGAGTGTTCCCCTGTGTCACAAGAGAAGCCGCTAAGTCGTATTGGCGAGCCCAAGGAGCTACGCCTGTACTAACTCCTCCGCCACTAATTGGAGATCCTGCATGACGAATATCTCCAAAAAAGGTTGCAGTACCTCCGCCATATTTAGAAAGTGCCGCAGACTCTTTAAGATGAGAATAAATGCTATAAAGGCTATCGCTTACGTGGTTTGCGTAGCAACTCACGGGCAATCCATTAGTTTCAGATCTTCCAAAGTTTGCCGCTACTGGAGTTGCTAGTCCAATGTAGCCTTCGTATAGGCACTCTAAAAGGTCAGCATAAATCTCTGGCATATTAAGGTATTCGCTAGTGGCTTTAGCTACGCGTTTCCACATATCCAAAGGAGTTTCGCTTCCTTGTAAATATCCTTTGCTTAGAGTTTGTTTGGCTTCTTCAGACATCCAACTTGGATAAGGTTTGTACATACGAAAAATGAAATTATTGTTTATATTCTATATTATATCACATAAGAAAAATAATGTCAAGGACTAAGCCTTGACAAAATTTTATCTTTTTACTTGCCAGCCTTCTGGCAGATGGCTTACGGGTCTTTCTTCATTGCCCTCTTCGTCAAAACCTCCACCTTGGGAGCTTGGTTGTTTTGCTCGCCAACCTTCTGGAACTTCTGGCTCTTCGTAAGAATCTTCTGGCTCAGTGTCACCATCTTCGGAGTCCTCTGGTGGGTCAATAGGCTTTTGTTTATCTTGGTTGCCAGCTTTATCTTTTCTCCACTTAGGATTGTTAGCTCCTTTGCCTTCGACCAAGCCATCAGAATAAGCGTCTTGAGTGTTGCTAGCAATATCGCCCCATTCAAGATTGTCTAGGTTATTGTCGTCTTTTTTGTTGTTTTTGTGCTTAACAATAGGGTTTTTAACCCCTTTAGGCTTAGGTACTTTAAAAGCCTCAAGCACCATCTCATGTACGGCCGGTTGCTCAGATTTGCCTTCATAGCTTAAATTTGCATAAGAATATCCAGCGGGATTAAGGCGTTCTTTTAAGATTTTTTCATCGCGACGGACTCGGCCTTTATTAGAGACCATGTACGGAGTATTTTTATAGGGTTTCCAAATTTCTTTAGACATATTTTGTAAATTCTTCTAAGCTTAGAGTTTTAATATCGAATGCTTCAAAATCTTGAGAGACTTTGGAGATGTAGTTGCTACCATCTTTGCTTTGTGCAAAGAAATCATTACTACTTACACCAAAAGCCATAGGCTCAAACCATTCCGCGAGCTCGGAGGCTAACTTGACTTGTTCTAATGACATTTCAAAGATCGGTTCCAAGTTAAGGGCTTTAAGTTGTTTATTAGCTCGATAGAGTATATAGCTCTTTAAACTTTCTGAGCTAAGAGACGGAATATTAACATCGATATTGTCTATAAACTTAAACTCATTATCTACAATAAGCCTAAATCCTTCATAAATTTGATTTTGTTCTTCTTGAGTAATTCCAACTTCTTTAACCATCTCGTTAAAAAGCATGATACCAGAATTAGAATGGAGGTCTTCGTCGCTGGCCGACCATGATATGATCTGAGCTAAGCCTTTAAATCGGCCATCTCTGCTAAAGCTCAGCAAGATTGCAAAGCTGCTAAAAAGGCTGACTCCTTCGCCGGCTCCAGAAAACACCGCGAGCTTTACTTTATCTGGGTATGTTTTAAAGAACGTTTCAATTTTTTTAACCGCCACCGGGTCTTGTATAAACTCTTCGTACTCATTGAGTCCTAAAACGTTATTTAGGTGGGAATATGCGGCTGCATGAGTGCACTCAAAATAACTAAAAGCTCTAGCCATTGCGTGGATTTCGGGCTTAGCAAACATTCTACAAACGTCATTAGCCCAATAGCAACCAATCCCTAATTCAGAGGCAATAAATCCACGTTGGACTCCCGCGATAACCCGGCGCTCGTCCTCAGTGGAATTATATTGCCAATCTCTAAGGTCAGCATCCATGCTAACCTCTAAATGAGTCCAAGTGGATAGCGTGGTTTTTTCGTATATTTCGTAAAATTCTGGATAATCAAATCCTAATTTGCCTTTATAGACCATAGGATTGTGTTCAAAAAGGGAGCGACTTGGCATATTTAGTTATTTGTCGAGTATACTTTATCAGGTGTGCGAACAGAGGCTGAGCCCAAATAATCTGTAGGGAGAGCTGTGTTAAGAATGTTAAAGGCGTCTTGTAGAGCTTCTTGGCGAGTTCTCTTAGGAGAACCCACATAGTCTTGATTGTCTTTAGCACCGGGTACAATTGCTTTAAGCTTAGCATCAGGACATTGAACAATAAAATATTGGCGATTTTTAACTTCGCCATCTTCAATAACCATCTCTCCTTCTGCTAACTGTGGCTGGCCGATACTATTTGCAGGGTTTTTATTCTCAGAGGATTTGGGGGTATCTAAAATAGGACTAGAATGTATACTAGTCCAGCCTTCTGGTGTTTGATAATCCATATTATTATTTAGTAGGGTTCTATAATCTTTAAACCCGATGCTTACTTACCTAAAAGCCCACCTATTAGATGGGCTTAGGATATTAGAAATCTAAATTAAGAATAGAATCGTCGTCTACCTCTTGTACTGAGAGGAATAGCGAGGATCTAATTCGAGTTTTGCCAGTAGATTCGTTAGTATCTTTGTACTGAATGACTAAAGATGCTGGCTTTTCAGGTGTAATCTCGGGGCGCGCAGATAATAGTGGGCGGAGGGAGCTATGAGCCCAAGCGCAACCAATGTCGCCTACTGAGGGAAAATCTTGAATAAATAATCTAAAGCTCGTGCCGTATGTAGTTTTGCAAGGATAGTAGCCAATAACTTCATAAGGGCGCTTAACTTCTAAGGATTTAAAATCTACTTCGTGAGTGGGTTCAATTTTAGTGTAGGTACCTCCTGTTTTTTTACTAGCTTTTTGAATAACATCTACAATAAGCTCGGGGGATTTTTTGAGTAACGTGTTTAATGCTTTTGCTTCGAGAGGGTTATCCCAATCTGCAAACCTTACGACAATTGGCATAACTACTTGTCCGCCATCTTCATCGAGAGATAGCAAGAGTGCTACGTCTTCGCCACGTCCAGAAAAGTTATAAACTCCGAACTCTGCATCAATTTCTTTGCCATCAGTCGTAACTAAAGCTCCAGACTTCATCTCGACAGGGATAAAATGTTGACCCCATTGTATATATAATTTGCCATCTTCGAGTCCTTCTACTTCGGAGCTACCGGACTTTAATACCGGGCCAAAGATTCGATTATAAGCTCCGTCAGTAGCTTTAATTAAAAATGTGTTTTCTTCTAAAGGTAGCTCCGTATTTGAAGTTAAAGTTGTGAAAAATCTTTCCAAGTCGCTTCTCAGAGCTTTAGGAAGATTTTGATTAGGTAACGGAGTATAGTCTTTTTGGTATTGGCGGCCACTTAAAACTACAAACTCAGGGGAATCAGTTGCAATATTTAGAATACGAATTGTAAAACTCATAGTGTTTTTTCTTTTAAGTAAAGAACCTAATTTAGTTTAGGCTCAGAGCCCACTATTGGATTTGAACCAACAACCTTCTCATTACAAGTGAGAGGCTCTACCATTGAGCTAAGTGGGCAATTAGTACATATGTACTAGTGCTATCTGTAGGAGTTGAACCTACCTGAGAAGAATTATGAGTTCTTTGCCTAATCCGCTCGGCCAAGATAGCTTAGGCGAATGGCGGATTTGCCATTCATATTATCTATTATATCCTATAATTTACTCGTTGTCAACCCCTCCTAAAAACTTTTTGATAAACTCTTCGCGGTCATTTGCAAATAAGAGATTGCTTTTAACGAAGTTAAAGGCATAAACAACTCCGCAGACTAAGATTATTTGCTTAATGAAAAGTAATAAAGTAATAGAAATAGCGATGTAAACATATTGCTTATAGTTCTGTAACATAATTCTCTAGGGATTTTAATTTTAGGGTCATTAACTGAGTATAGAACGGATTAAAAGTGCACAAAGCTGGAATGTAAAGGATTAGAATATCATTATACCAGATTTGGCGTTCAAATGGGCACTTCTTGGGTAATTTTTCAACAAGATTTCTAAATACTTTATATCTATCATAAAGCCTATCAAATATCTTGAGAGATATTTGTGGATAGTGGCTCATAAAAATAGCCCACCACTTAGGCATGCGAGCCTTAATACCCGAACGAGACTTGGAATAATATAGCATAATTTTATAGATCGTCCTTATGACGAAAACCTAAGAAAACTGGATGACGGGGTAGGGACTTCTGTCCATGTGGCATGTGTTTATACTTCAAAAGTTGTCCCAAGAACTTTTCTCTATTGTTCCATATAAACTCGCGAGTGCTATCATCAAACCCTGAACCTACATTAAACTCATTTCCTTCTAGGTCTCTAACTCTGACCGAGCCAAGAGTGTTTGCACCTACTAAACCCGCTTTACTCGAAGACCTAGTGCTATGTCCGAAATTATCTGTTTGTTGTGGATTTGTGTTGGTCATTTTTTCGTTAAACCCAACTACTTCAGCTTCGCTATCCTCAAAAGATTTAACTTTTATTAATTTTTTAGAACGCTTAAACTCATACGCAGAATTTGGCTCTCTCAACATAACACCTTCATATCTGATGTCAAGATTTTCTAAATAGGAGTTTAGATCTTCTGGATTGTATAAAATCTCAGGCAACAAAATTTCTATTATTTCAGACGTAGCGAGAACCTTAGAGATTTTCATGCATAAAGTGTCTAGGCGCTCTAAGTAGGGTAATTCTTTATCTGGGTCTACATAATCAAAGATGTAGTATTTAAAGTCAGGAGTTCCAGTTATGGACATTACTCCACTGGTTGTGGAGTTAAAATTACTACCAGACACTAATTCTCCATCGACTCCATCAGGTAACTCTAAAGATGCTAAAACTTTTTTAATGTGCAAATTTCTGATAGGCTTAAAACTTCGAGAAACAAATTCTCCATCGACCTTTAAACACCTAATTCCGTCTAATTTTGGAGTTGCGGCTAAAGGGTATTGAATTTTAGCATCAGAAAAATTTGTGGCCAACATCGGAGCTTTAATCTTAGGCATACTTACTTATCCAATAAAGATGTTTCTTGAGAGAGCAATTGCTCCTTTATTTGAGCAACTTCTGCTTTTAAATTTTTAATTTCTTTTAAGATGTCTTCTGCATAAAAATTAAATTTACTTAAAAGCTCTTGCTCGTGTCTTTCAGCCGACTTTAACATTTGAGTATATAAATTCTCTTGAGAAAGTCTTAAACTTTCAACTTGGTATTTTAATTGAAGGTATTGTGTCTCTCTTGAGTCTAAATACTCACAAATTTTTGTCACTACTTCCGAAATTTTATTGCTCATGGATTTATCCCTAGGTTTTGATAATGTAAAAAAGTACTACAAAGCACCCGAGTATATAAGCTAAAATTATTAATGTTTGTATCAATTCTATCATGAGCTTAACCTCTTGAGCCACTACTAGTAACAAGAAGCAAAGCCACTAAAGTAAATACTATCCAACAAATTAATAGAAATGTCATAGTTTTTATTTTTTGAGTTTGTGGATATTTTTATTATATCCTATCTAAATAGAAATGTCAACTACAAATTTAGCCAATTTTTTATCTCTTGGCGAGTAGCTCCGCACCTCATTGCTTTTTCTGCAAAAACTCCTGAGTTTCCATCTGAATATATCGCAAAAGTATCGTAGTATTTTTTGTAGCATTGTGAGGTTTCTAAATTATATCTAAAAGTCCCTTCAGAGTCAGGTGTTTGCTCTCCTTGAGGGCATTCAGTTATAGGCTTAATTCCCAGATACACTTCGCCACCACATCGCATAAATTCTCCTAGCGGAGGCTGAGCTTCGTCTAAGTTTGGGGGCGGACTTTTGAAATTCCAGCTCCGAGTTTCAGCATGGTAGTAAAGTTCTAAGCTGATTCCCTTATTATAAATGACCCAATCTTCTACTGTATTATTCACAGAAGTTGTTTCTGAAGCTCTTAGCACTACGGGATTTTTATCAAAGGAAAAAGATATGTCCGCCAAAGCGAGTTCATCTCCGTCTTGAGACTCATCTTCGCCAGGTACCGTTAAGACTACACTCCCTGCTGACGTATCAACAATTGCACGAGTCCATGTTTGCAGAATCTGATCAGAATTAATGTAAAGACTATTGACTAATCTCTGGGAATAATATCCTAATGAGTCTACGTATGTAGATTGTCTTAGATCTAAATACTCAATTATTTCTCCAGAGTTTCCTATTGTGAGCTTTGCAAGTGGAACAAATTTAGTTTGGCGACTCGGCAAAGTAGGTGCTCCAACTAAGCTTGCAAACTCTAAATCATAGTAAATAAAAGTTGTAAGATTTGATCCTACTGGAACCATCTGCCGACTCCAGTTTATAACTTCTAAATTAGAGTCTAGGACAGAGCCTGATTCAACTATTGCGTGGTAAGAACTTAAAGTGCTAATCCCGTTAAAGTCAATAAGTGTAAGCCTAGGTGGGCCATAAACTATCCGTAAAGGGTCACTTTCGGATGATTGATACCATCCTAAGACTCTGCCACTATGGGCTAGGCGCCCAATAGAGGTTTGAGACTCTACGTCAGGATTAGGTAATTCCCAATCTTTTATCGAATCTCTTTGATTAAGTTCCCACTCAGGCCGAGACTCCGTAGGAGAATAGAAATTTACGCGAGATAGCGAGGCATCAAATCTGCTAGGGGCTTGCAAGGCGTTTAGGAATTGGGGCTCAATTATTGAGCCACTTACAAAATTAGTTTTTTGCATATTAAGCGAGGAGGTTTAATTTAAGACCATGAGGTAAATCATTTAGTGTTAAGTCTTTATTTGGCTGAATGTTTGTTGCTAAGGTTCCAGATTTTACAACTTTAAACAAATACATCAAATCATAAGCCCCGGCACCAACTTGAGCATCTAAGGTTGATCTACAAGTCGTAAAACTCGCGGAGGTTGAGCCCGTAAAACAACTAGAGTGAATGGCATTTGTAGGAGTACTTCCCATTGTGCCTAAATTCATTCCACAGCTAGTCACTACGTAATCTACGTCTGGATCTATGGGCGAAGAAGAAAACGAATTATAAGACAGAAGCGAAGCTTCGGCGGATATTTGTTGTCTTAGGGAGGTGACAAAGCTAATGCGGGGATCATTTACGTATGGGTCTAAAAATGCTGGGTCAGCTCCAGCAGGAGAGCTCCAACCTATAGTGCTATCCGTAATTGTTGGGAAATTATTTAATAAGAACAATTTAATTGTGTGAGGCTGAGGCTTTAAGAAATTACTATAGTATACGTGAGGAACAATAACGTTAGAATCTGCCCAAAATCCACCAAGATTTATAGATGTGTAAATGTCGTCTTCAAATTCGTAGACATACACACTTCCTATAAATCTATGAGTAGGCTCGCCGATCTTGACGACAATTCCATTGTTAAGAGTTTCATAATCCTCACTAGAGGCTTCTAAAGCCAAATTAACACCATCTGCATAAGCATATATATTATACAGGGAGTTCGCTTGAGTGGCTCCAATAGTTTGTAAATCAAATCGATTTGTAACTCCACCTTTAGGTACAGCTACGTTTGTCCAGCGACCCTCGACAAATAAACTAACCCAAGACCCAAACACATATATAAATTTAGACTCAGCAGAGCTCAATACATCTTCAGAGTTAGTGACACGGAAGTATATGTCTTTAGACTGAGTGCTAGAAATCTCAAAGTTTGTAAAATTCGGGGCTAATAGTTCGCCTAAGACTCTATTAGTAACAACATTGGTGGGATTAATGCCTGTTCCATTTTGTAACCATTCTCCAGACTCAATGGTTGTCGAAAGCTTGGCGAGTCCATACGTCGTGGGTGTTGCTCTTTTTTGCTCTAAGTATGCGGGAGTAACGGCGACTTTAGACGACTCTCCAGCAAAGACTTCTTCTTCTGTTGCAATTTGAATAAATCCAGCAAAAGACTCACTGGCATAGACGTCGTAGTCTGAATTAGTAGAATTTAAAGGATTTTTAAACTCATTTGTGATTTTAGTACTTGATGATATTTGTAAGTTTGTATTATTCTCTAATTGCAATTCAGAAAAAGACGATAAACTTAGAATGTCATCAACTCGAAGTTCGTTAAAGGTGTAGTCCGTAGGAAACGCTTGTGAACTTATTAAAGAATCAGAGCTCCGCCCAGACACCGAGCTCGTGCCTCCAATGGCGAATCTATCTCCAAGATTTATTATTTGGTTTCCTAAAACAAACTTGCCAGATTCAGTGCTACCCGTGGCGTAGATTTTTCCGCCTGCTTGTTCTTTTATAAGTTTATTTACATAATCTGACTCGCTGAATAAGTTTCCTTGCACATTCTGCAGAGCCGTTTCGTAGTTTAAATACCCAACCCATTCCCAAACTTGAGAATTTGCTCTTATGGTGGAGGGCTTTCTAAGCTCGATTAAAAACGGAGAAGAATTTTCAGAATACGTAATCTCATAAGGTTGATCTTTGGGGATTAAGTCTTCTGGATTTAGGCTGATGTACTCGTATTGAGATAGAGCCAACATTGCTTGGTACGTTAAGCTTTGTGTTGGATTTTCCGTAACTTCGGGCTTGTCTAAGTTTTTAGTTGGATATATTTCTTCGGTTGTGGCTTCTACGGAATTTTCTGAAGTTACTAAGAACGCTTCGTATTCGCCTCCTTCTATTTGAGAGACGTTTGTTATGACTAAAGGATTTAAGTCAGTATTTATAGGAGAATCATAATTACGATTAGCTTCTAAGATGTAATTTTCTTGAGGGGGTCTTAATCCAAAATCTAGGTCAAATCCTTTTAAGCGGAGTTTGTAGATTCTATCATAATCGTCTCGGACATCTCGGTCTCTGTATGTATATACGGGCGCAGATTGTACTATTTTGGCAACAGCATCTAATAGCCCTAACGAGAGCCTGAATTGATTTTGCAAATCTCCAGTGTAGTCTTCGTCAATAACATCTACATACCAAAGTCCGCCTAAGAAGTCGTTGCTAACGAATGTTATTTTTGCTTCGGCAAAATTTTCTTGGCGAAGTTCTGGAGTAAAGGACGCAGAGCTACTTACAAAGTCAACGTCAGTGATAGTATAGACGTTGTCCTTGTCGCTATCTATGTAAAAATACCTACCGATCATAAAAGATGGAGGCAGAGCTCCGTCGTTTCTCACTAAGGTCGCATTAGCTCGTGTTAGAGTGTAAGTTCCCGATACAACTTCTTCGTCTATAGGTGGATTAGGATCAAATTTGAAAATTTGACTTTTGTCGTCAAACTCAGGGTCGTACTCTAGCTTAGTGTGGTCTATTTTTGTAAAGTATGTAGTTCTAATAGTTCTCCCACCTAAGTATTCTACAGCATCTACACATAAATAGTTACGATAGGATTTTTCTAAGCCAGGAGCTAATTCTACCTGAGTTGTTTCAGAATCTACAGTGGTGTAGGCATACGAACCAGAGTTCATTAAGCTTGCGGAGGGTCTGCTATTGCCCTCAGTTCTAATATAGAGCCTATATGCTACGGAGCTTTCTAAAGACTCGAGATAAGAAGTTGTGGCATTAACATCTATGCTCAGACGGGTAGGAACTTTAAATTTTTCTATAACCAGAGGTTTGGGTGGGATTACTTTAGAAACTCTAGTGCCAAAATACCCCGAGCCTAAGTCTACATCTGCAGAAAAATCTTGTGGATACGCAAAAGACTTAAACCCTTTAGATACTAATGATTGCTCACCAAAATTACTACACGAGTTAGAAACACTAATTTCTCCACCAGACTCAGACACAAAATGATCAGAAGCTCCAATTACGAAACAACTCACAATTTGAGCATAACCATCATATTGAACTTTAAACCCAAAAGACCGATATTGGTCTTCGGTTCTGAATCTCTTAGGGTTCGCTTCAGAAGTGGGGGAATTATAGTAGGTAGAGTCTGGATTTATATAGCAATTAGGGTCTAGTTGTAGAGACACAACGGTAAATTCACTAATCACCATCGATTTAGTTCCCTTAACTCTGTTGCCGTCTACAAGAACTCCACTTAGTCCGAATTGAGACCTAATAGAGCAGGATTTTATGTATGGACTCGCGCCTCTAACATTATTAATATCTGGTATTACATAACCTTCAAATTTAATTTTGCCTGGGTAATAGATAAATCCATCTCCAGACACTTCAGGGGCACTATCTCCATTAATAGGTTGGAGTTCTGAGATAATATCCTGTCTGCCTGTGATGTTCTCGTAATTGTCTACAAGCCTAGACAAGTATGTTACATCTTCTGGATATACAATTCCAATTTCGTTTACATCATAAGATTGATCTCGGTAAGAGGGGTCATTTCTAAATAATGAGCTTAGTTTTTTATTGTAGTAAGTTTCTAAGTCGATTTCAGATACAAATTCTATTGCGCATAATTTGGTATGCGACTTTGTATAAGTCTCGTTGTCTCTAAATGTAAACCCAGTGACATATGTGTTGCCAGTTACTCTAAAAATAGAAGTAGAGTCTTGGGCGGAATCTCCAAGTGTTGGGACGTATATCGGGTGTATTTTTGTTTTTCTAAGGTCTTTAGATATTAAGCTGACCCCATTAGGAATAATTACTCCGCCCCTAGTGGGATTTAATACAGAGAAGTCGTCGTAGTAGATTTTCTCATTAAGGCTAAAAGTTCCCTTAATATACCTAAGATTTAAAATCCATCCACAATCATTGGTGCAGATTTTCTTCTGCTTTATGCTAGAGATAACCGCATTAGCGCCGGACTCAGAGTAGATAACTCGTCCGACTTCAAGACCCCGTGGAATGCTCTCTACATAGCTATTGACATCGGGGTTTATAGCTACGATATAAGAATCTCCGATAAATCCAATATTATGCTCTGTGTAAGTTCTAAAATAAAGTCCAGAATCATCAAAAGAACTTAAAGACCTAATATCTGCTCCAACAGAGTTATCAACATAATAGCTATCGGGAGCAACTTCTATAGAGATTTTATCAAAAGCATTGCGACGATACGCACCCTCCAAGAGAGCTCTTTCTACTGTTTTAAAGGGTTTTGTAACTCCATCGTTGGAGATGTTATCATCGCCAGTCGCCAAGTCTACTTTTATCTGATAGCTCTCTGATTTTTTAAGTGTTTGAGTGGGCTTAGAGCATCTGGGTTCATTAAAGATTTTAACAAATCCACCCTCGCCATCAGAATACACAGAGAAATTTTCAGATATTTTCTTAAAGCATTTAGAAGATGTAGAGTCGTATCTGAAAGTTCCTTCGCTGGGATTGGGGAATTGGGGAGGTATTGGAGCTCCATCTGGACATTGCTCAGGGGTTGTAATTCCTAGACACTCCCATCCACCACAACTAATAAAATCTCCAAGAGGCTTAGCTTCTTCGCTCAAGAAATCGTCAGAAAATAGCCAAGTATTCAGAGGCTCAAAAAAGAACAAATTAGTATGGGCATTCTGCTTAGAGATTTTAACAACTTCAAAAGAATTGTTAATTTTATAATCCCCGTTAGGAACTAAATATACAGAGAAATTGGCAAAAGTTCCCACAGCATCAATTACCGAGACCATATCGTTATTCACGGCGACTTCTGGCATAGTAATATACACTTCGCCATTAGAAGTATCCACAACAGCTCTGTCCCAAGGTTTTAGCGTATAATTTTCTCTAAGGACTTCTGTATTCCTTAAAAAGCTTAGACGATTTTGTAAAGAATCAATATAAACCCCATGGCGAAGGTCTACAACTTCAGTGATGTTTCCGGCTTCATCCAAAGACACTGAGGCTAAAGGTGTATGTGGCGTAGCACGACTAGGAAGCGAGCCTCCAGCCACTACTATTGGTTCACTGGGATCATTGTAGTCTACATATATGTAGTTTGTAGAATTTTGATTAACAATAACTACGCTAACACTCCAAGATACGATATTTAGGTTTTCATCTAAAATTCTACCACTCCCTACAATTACTCCGAATTGACCATTATCGATGAGAGTATTGTCTAAATTTTTTCTTGTAGATCTTGGTTCGTAATTAAATCCGTAGTCTATGGGCTCGTCGGAAGACTCAGCACAATTAATACAACCCCAAATTATACCATCGTGAGAAAGTCTGCCAATGTTGGTTTCTGGCTCAATATCAGGGTGTGGGAGTTCCCAATCTTTAATTGCATCTCGTTGAGAGATAGCCCAGCCATCGTGGTCAAGATTCGTGGGTTCGGCGTAGAAGTTTGAACGCGGAGCTCCAGGCGTTATAGTAGAAGCTTTTTGTACCTCGTTGAGGTATTCGGATTTAACAACTACACCATTTCTAAATATAAGTTTATCTAACATTATTCACTCATCCATAAAAGTCTACCGATTAATTGAGCTGAGCGACCAAAAGTGCTGAGCTCTATAAGATATTTTCTGCCATTCTGTTTAAACACATCGATTGGGTTTGTCGCGTTAGGGTCAGTAGGAACTACATCCCCGTATGTTTTAAATCCCAAGCCCCAATCGATGCTATGATCAAAAGTAACACTTACATCATCAGATAAAACCTCTATGAGGTAGACATTTCTTGTGTAGAAGTTAGGGGTTGTGCTGGTGGGATCAATCGTGCGAATTGGCAGATTTTCTGGCGAAGCTATTGTCCATAATGTGTAGTTGGAATAGTTTGGGTCACCCATGGCAAATCTCCTAACAGAGCCTCCTAGCTCTACTGGGAGCTGATTTTCATCACCCACCCATATTCTACCATCTGCTACATTGATAATAAGTTCTCCATATAAAGAATCTCCAATGTTTGGTTCTATTCCCGTTACATTAGTCGTTAAATGTTGTAAAGATACTTCAGGCATAAACTCTTGTTTGTATTTCACTAAATCTTTAAACAGGTATGTTGTGTTTAAAGTTCAATAAAATGTCTTTTTATACAACTTCTACCTCAAACCTGGCTGGACTTTCTGCCTTAGCCTATGGGTCTTCTCTGAGGTTTAGAGAAACAAAAAATGAAGTAATTTCTCGGTCTCTGAACGCAGAGCTTTTTAGATCAAGACCTTCACAGCTCTTGATGTCCATTTTCCCTAGCACAAGCGCTTTGGTAGACATGCTTTTGCCCATTTTTAATCAAGCACCAGACTTAGAAAAACTTTTTTTATTAAATAAGCCAAAATACAACACACGGGCGGGGCTTTTGAGTTCATTTATAAAAAATTTTGAGTTCATTTTGGATACACATAGCTATTATGACCTCAGCCTACAAAATATCTTTAAGCTCACTTTAGATACGCTTTTAGACTCTTCGCAAAACATTAATACATTTGAGCTGGGCGGAAAAATGCTGAGCTTGATCGAGAAAAACCAAATATATTTTACAAAGCTCAAGGATTTTTATTCTATCATAGCTAATAACCATTTTGCTAAAATTTCTGATTTGCCAGATAATCAGATAATAAGAGTGAGCCCAAGTGCGGATATGGATTCAGATTGGAGGGGACTAAGTGTGTCAATAACACAAATCCCACCTCAAAAATATTTTTCAAACTCTATCTACAGATCCACAATAGGCGATTTTGACACCTTCAGCCAAAACTATTTCACGTATCTAGGAACTCACGTCCAATCCCCCGCGGAATATAATGGCTACGACTCTGAAAACTACGCTACGCCAACTTCTCAAGCCTCGGATGTAATTGATATATCTTTAATAAACGCTAGAAAAGGACTCTATCTATAATGCCAAGAATTTTAGTACCTCTGCCAGATTTACAACTAGACCCTCGAAATACTGAAGCTTTGTTAAATTCTATGCAAACGACTATTTATTTAGAATCTAACGGAGCCTTAAATGACTTTACGGCATCTAGTCCTCTCTCCGCGCTAACTGAAGGCCAAGCTTTTGCTCAATCCGAGCTTCTATACTACCTAAATGCCTTACCCGAAGCTTTTGTGCTTCAATGGCTAAAGTTGATGGGCATCCAACGGATTATCGGGTCGCATAGTTTTGCGGATATGATTTTTTTCCGCCAAGCGGGATTTTCACAAACCGTGGTGATCCCCGAAGGCTCAGAATTTTTCACAAGTGCTGGACTTAAATTCATATTACTTTCTTCCATAGAACTTACAACATCTGAACCGGTTGTTGGTCACGTTAGGTCTGAAAAATGGGGAACCGTCTATAATGTCCCTGCAGGCTCTATTGTACGGTCTCCCGTGCCCATTAGAGGCTTAGGAACTTTTTATAACCCTCAGCCCGCTAGTGGAGGCCTAGGCGAAGAAAGCGTCGGCGAAATGAAAAGTAGAGCGCTGACAGCCCTTAGTCGCCGGAGCCTCACAACACGCGAAGACTACTTATTTGAGATACAATCAATTTTCCCAGACTTAGATTCTATCGGAGTTTACACTTTTGAAGAGTTATCTCCATTCATAGACGGACTCGCTCCTAACTACATATATGTATGTTTTTGCCAGCAGTCCCAAATTGTTTTTACATCTGAGTACATTTCTGCGGAAGTTCTTAAAGCTTTGAGACTTAAATCACCCTTAACTACAAATATTTCTATCATAGAACCAATCTACAACAGACTCAGAATTGATATGACTCTTGAGTTCAACTCTGTCTCTGTTCCTAATTCCGACACAACCAGTGCTCAAATATATCAATCACTCCTAGAAGCTTTTAGTTTTTCAAATAAGCCTTTAGGATCAGACGTATCGATAGACGAGATTATTCGCTTGGTTCAAGGATTTGGAATAACTCCGAGCATAATAAGTGTTGGAGCTTTAAAATTATTCTTAGACACGGACGAGCCCACTTTTGAACAAGGATGCTCTGATGAGTATTCTACAATAATTGATGAAGATGGCTTCTGTAGTCCAGATTATCTTTGGATTTTGGATTCATCTTTAACTGATACATACTCGCCTGGGCCTACTGAAGTTTACACAATTTACGAGGTAAACATTTCGATGCTAAATACAGACACAATTACAACCGTGACCTATACTTTTAAAAATGCGCAATAATCTTATTTGGGATATTCCCGCCCCCGAGCAAAGCCGGGTGAGATTTTTATCTTCGCGAGCAAGTCTTAACCCAATTTCTAAAAATAGAAACCTAACTCTGGGAGTTATAAATTTTAAATCTAAATTAAGCCCAGGGCTAGAACCTGATTTTGTTGTTGAGTCTGAATCTGACGGGAGTTTTCCTATACTAGGCGAGGGATTTCTAAATCCAGACTCTAGCCATAATTGCTCTGCGCTTGGCTTAGAATGCGCGGATGGTTCTAATAATTCCTGTGCTCCTTCTAAATGTATCTATGGATTTATATCAAAATCTCTCGTAGTGCAAGGGCTTTGGGAGTATACTTCTGTTAACGCTCCAGACCTCAAGCTCTATTATGATAGCCAAAATGAAGTTATGCGCATAAAGCGAATAACCTCGGGGGTCTACGATTCTGTTTCTATAGGTCTACCCGCGTCACCCTCGGCAAACATCTCTTATTTTAAATTGGGTGGAGTCTCGCCAGGAGAAAGTTTATCTGAGCATATCTTTAAAGAAATTGCTACTAATGCCTATATGGATCTATGCAAAGCTCACGAAGCCTGCATAGTCTCAAACCTAGACTCTTTAGAAAATCCAGAACTAATATACTATTCCGCAGTAACCTACCTATTTAAGATTCAAGCTCATAAAGTCTGGATAAATTTCTTTCGCAAACAAATATTGGACTACATGAGCCAAAACTCGTACACTAGCTCGAGAGACATTGCAAAGTTTGTAACAAACTTACTCCTAAACTACGACAATACTTTTTTGTATCTTAAAAAGAATTTAGGATTTAAGCAATCACTTTATAAAATTAAAGAGTTTGCGCGTCCAATTTATAATCGCCTACCGGAAGTTTACAAAAAAGATGAACAAGAAAATATTTTATACTCCAAAGACCTAGACTCCAGACTCCGTTTAGATTTTACTCCAGAAATAGGATTTAAAGTTGTGAATGAGTCTCAAGGCTATGTATTTAGGCCTAGGCGAATTACAGATTATGCTCTGAGAGATGCTTATGACCTGCCTCCGCTGAGCACGGAACAATTATTCACTCCAAAAGACCCAAATTCTTGGGAAAAGGCCTTGCCAGAAGAAGTCTTAGACGCTACAAGATTTGTCACATCAGGAGCTGATCTTGAGCTATATGAGTCTAAAATGAAAATAGACTCTTTCTACACGAGAATACTTGACCCAGATAACTGCTATGACCAAGTTTTAGATTGGGTCGCTAGTTTACTAGGACTCTTGCCCCCAACTTGGGATACGACTTGGAGCTCAAAGATTAAAAGAGCTGTGATTAAAAACTGCTTAGGGTGGGAATCTCCAGATATTACTTTCGATAGTCCATTAGGAGAAGAATTTAAAACTATAAA